CTGTCTTGCGATAGTGACCCTTAGAATCTTCGCCACGTTCCGTGATATCTTGAACTTCTTCGGGTAAACCTTTTTTGCGGCGCGCGGCGGCTGTAAAATGGTCTGGGGTTCCTGTATCTGGATCCATCTTTAGTTTCGCACCTGCTTTTTTTGCTACTGCGGCCTTTGCTTTGGCAATAATATCTGTTGCTTCAGGCACACAGTTAGGAACCATGCGCTTACCCTTTTTCTTCATGCCGACACGCTTGTAGCCGTCCCAGCATGCCTCATCGACTGCTTCTTCAGGAAGAACAGAAGACTTAGTTACCTTTGACTTGAATACTGTGTGGTCAACACCGACTCTCTTTGCTGCAACCTTATGTGCATGAGCGGTGTTCTGAGCCTTAACATGGACCGAACCAGCAGCAACAGCTTTACCAGCATGTTGCTTAGGGAAGTCTACCTTCCACATACCATATGCCTCATCAACCGTGTTTGATACTTCGGTAGTCTTTGCATTCAATGGCTTGCGACCCTCTTTCTCGGTTGCTTTCTTATATGCAACGTCCATATCTTGGTCTTTATCGCTCTCTTGAGGCTTTAGACCAGGATTTGGATGATAACCATAGTCGCCTTCTTTAGGAAAGCCTTCTCTTGGATAATTATCAGTGGCTTCTTTGACATTGCGACCCATGCCGCTCGAATAGGTATTCAATTCATATGGGTGTGTGCCACCCTTGTTGAATACTTGGACATGTACCATGTGCTTCTTGCCACTAGTATGAGTGGCTGGCATACTTACAGAAGTGGTATTACCTTCGCTTGGCTTCTTTGAGCCAACACCAACGTGCTGGAATCTATCATCGTCACTTACATTAAGACCGAACTTTTGGTGGTGTGATAGTGCGTGATTGATTGCATCTGTATACGATTTGTGATACAGTGTATAATCAGAACCACGAGCCTCTTTCAGTCGCGCCTTTGCTTTCTCAATAATATTAGCCATTAAAAGTATCTCCAGAAGCTAAACGTTTGCTATATTTATAACAATTACTTCTTCGATTTCTCGGAGTTGATACGATCAACCTCAGTTTTGTTATCTGCAATCCACTTCTGTAGGGCAATCAATTGCTGGGCGTTTTGCTGGCATCTGGAGTAGTTTGTGATGATTCCGACGAGGGCCGTAGTGTCTGTAATTCCTGAGGAGGACGCATCAGAAGCTCGGGTGGGGTCGGCATCACTGGCAGTGGCACTAGAGTCGTGCGTGAACACCCAGCCGTTAGACATAACAGACTGGCTAGGAACAATGTTTTTAGCGGTATCAATGTAAACATATTCTTTCTCTCTAATTGTGTTTGTTCTATCAACATATTCAGTAACTACATTGTTACTTATTTCAGCATTCTTTTTCTCAAGTTCGGCAACTTGTGTGCTTGCCTTAGCAGCAAATCTTTGAAGTTCTGCTTCAGCATAGGCTGATCCCTTCATGTATCCATATAAGAATACACCAAGTATTAAAGCAGCGCCTGCTAATAATTTATATGGGAGAGGGATCATACCGAACATATTTAATTCCTTATTCTTCTTCTGACTTCTTGGTTGGTTTCTTTGGTGCAAACTTTTCTACACCAGTAATACCAAGAGTGCCGATAACAATATACATTACACCGTTGAAGATGAATTCCTCGATGGTGAAGTCCCAGAATAGATTTGCAATATAACCAGTAGCAATAAGCAGAGTAGATATAACTGCAACCCAACGTTTAGTTGAAGGATTACCACCGTCTGACATCATGTCTTTAATGTATGTTAGCAACCCGCCCATCTTAGAGTCCTAGAAAGTTCTTGAAGGACATTGCTTCATGGAGTCCCATTCCATGGCGAACATCTTTATAGAGTTCGCTCTTATGCTTTGTGGACATTGCACTGGGTGCCATCTTATGAAATTCTTTCTCATTGCCAGCAGCGGCATGTTGACGCATCTTGGTACCAGATGCACCAGCTACACCAGTGTCAGCATCCGAACGTTCTTTACCAACAGTATGAATGGTAATCTTCTTAAAGTTGTAGTGACCGTGACGACCTTCTTTGCCGTTATACTTATGCGCAAGGGCATGAAACTCGTGGGCCCTGTCTGAACCAACGTGTAAGTGTAAGTGAGTAACGCCTTCACTATGAAGTCTTGACATTTGATGTAGCAGAGTGGGATGTTCTTTATCTAGCAGACGCACATTAGCACCCGGGAATGCCCTCTTAGCATGTTTCAACTTCTGTTCAGGCGTCAAAGGATTCTTCTTAGCATCATGTGTGCCAGTAAGAACGATGGTATGTCCGTGTGAGCCAGCAGTGTTACGAACCTGGTTTACAACAGCTTCATGTCCGACTGTAATCGGATTCATTCTACCTTGTGTGATATGATGATGAACGTCAGCCATTATTTACCCTTGCTTGCTCTTAGAATTGCACTACGCTCTCGGTTAGCTTTCGAGAAGCCTTCGCGGTCAACAACTTTAAGGCCATGAGCGACATAGCCTTCGCCGCCAGCGGCTGCACCATTAATATGTGTCGAGAATCCACCACCACCGGCACGATCTAATCCTCTGGCAAGATGATTTGTCGCCTGTTGTAGGTGATGGTGAATTTGAAACGATTTTTGGAAGTGCTTCTTGTTGGCATCTACTTGAGATAGATGAGTATTCATAGTAGCAGTCTTGCGCTCTTTAGCAGCCGGAGTCTTGACGGCATCTATCAGTTTCTGGTGCGAAGTTTCTAAATGCTTCCTGTATCCTTCGACTGAAGGTTTTTCACCGCTTGTAACAGTTCTATTGATATATGTTCTTAGGTGTATTTCGTGACCCGGCAGATGCTGATACGAGTGACTTTTCATTAACTTTTCTGCCGCGCTCAGATGCTCTTCTGCTTGGGACTTAACTGCGGAAGAAAGTTTACGCTCTTTGTCTGATACAAGATGTTGTACCATGTGAACATCAGGATGTGATTGAAAGTGCGACATGTCCGTGATAGGATGCGCGGTTCTTTCTGGCCCCTTTAGCTCCGTATGTATAGTAACACTAACCTTGGATTTCTTTAGCTTCTTTGCTTCTTCGCTACCAGCATCTGCACGATATTCAATCGTATTTGGAGTATGCGAGATGTGTGTTGTGTATTCTGATCTTCCAGAAGGTTCGCTCATATATCCGCCCTGGTATTCACCGGGCTTTTTTGGAATAACTTTACCTAGGTGGGCATGAAGTGCTTTCAGAGGACCAACAAGATACGGTTTATGGCCATGTTGCTTTTCAATATCGTCGGCGGAATAGTTGTAGTGAGAACCAGCGCCCTTATACTTGACACCAATCTTACCCTCTGGTGTCCGAATTACATGGAAAGACATTCTGTCATCTATCTTACGAGTAGATGGTGTTTTCCCACGTGCAACACCACGCAGAGTTTCCAATGCGTGGTGTGCAGCGTCTTGACTATCAAATGATCTATCAGAGGGATGCTCTATGTGAGCAATACCACCAGTGTGGGTCGCCTCAGTGATAAATTGTGTAAAGGATAACATAAGGGTCTCATCTCTATTGATTACCCTATATTTATAATACTTTCGAAACACACTCTCTCTTTTCTATCTACTATTATATAGTAGCAGATTCTGAGGAAATGTCAAGCGGTATTTTTATGCCAGTATAGCACTCAATTCTTCGGTAACATCCACTGCGGTAAGATCGATAGGAGGAAAATCGATTGCGCCATTTAGATTGGCTTGGAATGTTTCAGAATTTGTAGGGGCTTCTGCAAAATAAATTTCAAATCCAGCTACAGTTTCACGAACAAATGAATCGCCGCCCTCAAACATATGAGCGACCTTATCAAGTTCCTGATTAATCATTTCAAATGTTGGTTCGCCAGTAAAATACTTGACGATATATTCTTTTGCACCCACTGTCTTCCATAATGGAAGATCTGAACTGCCAACATTTGTCCACACAAATGAAGATACTACAAGTTTAAGATTCAATTCGTCCATATTATTTCCTAAAAACTGGTGCGCCCGGTAGGACTCGAACCTACTACCTCAAGATTAGAAGTCTCGCGCTCTGATCCAGATGAGCTACGGGCGCATAATTACTTTATACTACATTTATAATGTGTTGTCAAGTTAAAACTCAAACTTTGAGAAATCTCTTCGCTTGCCAATGGTAGTATTTTCAAACACTGGAACATCATCTTGTCCAGAGTCCATAATACCAGCCTGAGCATCATCTTCCAAGTCATACAGTTTCATCTTGCCACGGTCGATACCAACCATGAAGCGTTTGTTGATACCTGGGTCGTTGTAACGATTCTTCAACTGCTTTATCATCAACTGGCCCATCTTGTCGAGTTCTTCTGTTGCGATAAGGGCAAACATCAAGTCAGCCGTAGCTGGTAGACCAAATGATTCCGACGTATCTGTCAATTCAACATCTGAATTGGCATAACCACTACGGGTTGTCTGAGTAGCAGAGACGATTGGCAAATCAAACTCTACAGCCAGACCACGGAGTTCTTCTGCGATACCCTTAATGACAGTGTAAGAGTTGGCACCAGACGATGCTTTGTAGCGACTAGAGGCACAAATATTCAGATAGTCAATGAAGATAACATCAGGCTTGAAGTTTCGTTTCAACTGAAGTTCATTCAACAGAGCCTTGAAGTGACCGACATGGGCACTGGCTGTTGGATATTCCTTGACAATCAAACGACCTTCTGTCTTTGAACGTATCTTGGCAATGCGCTGGTCGAACATTGACTTAGACAGGTCTTTTAGTTCTTGGATGTTGACATTCATTAAGTTGGCGTCAATACGTTCTGCGATACGTTCTTCTGCCATTTCCAGAGTGATATACAAAACGTTCTTGTTCTGACCCAATGCACCTGCAGCCATGTGGCACATGAACAGAGACTTACCAACACCAGTACCAGCAAGAGCAATGTTCAATGTCTTATTTGGTAGACCACCATTGGTAATCTTGTTGAACATCTCGAGGTCAAACGGCAACTTAGTTTCTGCCCGGTGATAGAAATCAAAACGGTCTTCGGCGTTATCAATGTAGTCATGTCCTACGTTGTTATCAAACCCAACTGCCAATGCATCTTGGAGAATGGAAGGAATACCATCTTGCGAATGTACCTTGTCTTCGCCATCAATGATTTGAATTGATTGCATAATAGCATTATACACGGCTCGGTCTTTACAGAACTTTTCCGTCTGGTCTAGAAGCCACTTCTCATTGGCATCCACATCATCATCAAGTGCGGTTAGAGTTTCTGTAACGTGCTGATACTCTTTCTCATTTACCTTGCGGTCATTTTGTAGAGCAATGTTTATGGCATCGATGGTAGGAAGAGAATTGTATTTTGTCACAAACTCATTGATATAACGATAGATTAACTTTTCAGCGTTGTCTGTAAAATATTCATCTTTAATGAATGGGATTACCTTACGCAGGTAATCCTCATCCGAAATCAACTTACTTAGGATAATAGTTTCAATTTTCTTCTGCAACATTCACATCCTCTAGTTCAAAATATTCTTCATAATCATTAGCAATCTTCATACAACAATCTTCACATACCCACTTCTCAAAAGTTAGGCCATGTTCTGAACCATGTAGGCAGATTGCGGCATCTTTCTTAGGATTGATGCCGCAACCACATTCGTCACAGATTTTCGTATTCTTCTGAAACATCTTCATCAAGAATTTCCACATTTTCACCCTCCATCATTTGTCCACCTGCCATGCGGTATCGTTTTTCAATCCAGTCACTGAATGTTGGGTCGGTCAGAACTGGCAGCCAGAATTCTTTATTGTATGTATCATTCAAGCGATGCTTCTTTTCTTCTGTTGCCAACTGGTACCAACCATTCGATGGCTTGATAACGTGACCGCTTTCTAGTGCCATATCAAGTAGACCAGACCACTTACTGATACCACCTTCAAAGGTAACTTCAATAGGAATCTTTGACTTCTCACGAACATAACGAGACTTTTCGACGTTAATGATAAAGTTGTAACCAACTACCTCAGTGCCTTGCTTCTCTTGCTGGCGACCAATAATAAAGATATTATCAGCCGAGTAGTAGATGCCGGTACCACCAGAAACGATTGCCTTAGGGAACATACCGATTTCCATGTAAGTATGATTGACAACTACCATAGGAATGTCCTTGATGGTAAGATGTGGCGTAATCATACGAAACAGAGACTTCATCTGCTTGGCGCGGGTCATATCTGCAACCGACTTACCATCTAGGGCATCATCAACTTCTTTCTTAGAAGCAAGGTTACCCACAGAGTCAACTACAATCATGACACGGTGCTTGCGTTCAAGTTCGTTGACTTGCTTCATGATATCATGTTTCAATTGTTCAATGTCTGTGATGGGAGTATGAACGACCTTACCAGTATCAATGCCAAAGTTCTCAAAGTATGACTGAGGAGCACCAAACTCGGAGTCATAAAACAGGACGATACCATCATCATACTTGTCCAAAAAACTCTTCACCAACATCATGGCAAATGCAGTCTTAAAGTGTTTCGATGGGCCAGCAAAGACAGTCAATCCTGGTGTCAGACCACCATCTAACTTACCAGACAGAGCCACATTCAATGCGGGAACGGAAGTCTGGATTAAATCCTTGGTGCTAAACAGTTTGCTTTCTGATAGCACATTCGTTTCTTTGATGGTGGTATTCTTTTTCAGTTTGTCAAGTAGTGCGTTCATGCGAATAGGTCCTCCAATGTTGCTTTAGGTTCAGTAGACCAGCCTAGGCCGTCTACAATCATGTTAAGTGGGTCAAGAAATGCTTTCTGGAACATCATCTTATAGTCTATATACCGGTGAATGTCAAGTTCTTTTGGCATTATTCCGAGAAAAGCAATACAATTTTCGTGCATTGTATTAGGCTCTTTGAGATAAAGAAACTTAATCTTTTCACCCTCTTGAATTAATTCATACTTCTTGTCAAGATTTGCTTTCTTGATCATATGGTTATACATCAAGGCACCACGAACGTGCATCGGTGTCCCCTTGCCGTAGATATCAGCCGTAGATGTATACTTAGACAACCCATTTACACCTCGTGGGAATGCAATCTCTTCAGGTGACATCTTGTAAAATGCCGCACGGGTTTCTTCAATGAACTTCTGTAGAGTTGCTTCGTCGGAGGTCAGGCAGAGTCTGACGGCTTCTTTGAGGCTCTTGCGGACGGGCGCTGGCGTAGACGAGCGGACGATTTCGAGGCCCATGACTTTGAGTTTTGGCTCATCGTAACGGACGCCTTCGTTGTCATAGACATTAAGTGCATACCTCTTTTTTGCAACCCAGATGCCACGTTCCGCGATTGCCTCGCGTTTGAATATAATTTTCTTCTGAAATGCATTCGTGTAGTCCGCAAGTCCATCGCAACTCTTGTTGATCGCCTCTGTGATTTTCTCTTCGCAGATTTTATCGAGAACGCCAATGAGTTTGTCGCGGTCCATATCAGGATAAAACTTACTAACAAGAGGCTCCAGGGAAATATAACAAGAATCAGTATCACTGTAGAAAGA